GGAAGTAACACACAACCCAAAACTTGTATTTGATAACTTTTTAAAAGGTCGCACAGAACTCAAAGACGGCAAGCCTGTCGTTGTTGATGGTTATGAACGTCACAATGTTACAGAATGGGCAAAAAATTCTTTAGCAAAAGATCACGCATATTTGTTAAAAAATCAACCCGCAACAGGTACAGGAGCGCCAATTGCCAGAACTGGCGGAACTCAAGCTAATACAGGCGAATTTGACCCTGAAATGATGCGCAGATTAGCAAATGGTGAACATACTGTTGAACATGAAATTTATAAAAAATACGGCAGGGAAGGTTGGCAACGTGCAAAAGAGCTTGCAAAGAATTACAAATAACAGAATTAGGGTTA